GGATTCAAATGGTTTATTGTCAATACCTGATAAATCTACATTATACTCAGTTCCATCATAATCAAATGAATAATCTTTACCATATCCTAAAACACGAGCCGCAACCATAATTGCATTTTTATCTCCTACAACTAAATCATTGTAATTAATTTTAGAAATAATAAGTGCCTGGAGTAACTTATCAAGAACAGTACCGTTTTGAATATATGATTGGTTAGTAAGAATGTCTTCTTCTCTAGCCGTCATGTATTTCATTTCAATTTTTCCGCTTGATAGAGGATTGTCTTCGGGATAAATTAAACCTTTTGAAGGTAATTCAATAACTTCTGTTGGGATGTTGTTTTCCATAAATTTTATTTAATGTAACTTGTTTTGTTATAAATATAATGAAAATAAAGGAGCTCGCCAAGTTTAGATAAGTTCTTGTTTAAGTATTTCTATAATTGATTGAGGGCTATTATTTATATCTGTTTCCCAAAATCTAAGCAATTTAAAACCATTGTTTTTAGCCCATTGATTTTTCTGTTGGTCACGTTTAAGATTTTTTTCTTGAGTTTTATATTCTGGTAGGATATATTTACTATTTGGGTTACAATGCCAAAAATCTCCATCTACCTCTATAATAATATTTTTTGCGGGGATGTAAAAATCATAAAATGCTTTTATTTCTTTAGCATAAAACCACTGAATGTATTTTATTTTTAGATTATCTAATATAATTGAAAATTTTTTTTCTAGTTTAGAAGTGTGGTTTTGATCTGTTTTCAATATTCTATCTATAGCTGATTCACTCATTTTTTCTTTGGTCTTTTTTGAGTGTTTTCTACCTACTCCAAATCCTTCTGGTTTAGGTTTAGGTATTCCCTTCGCACCTTTAGATATTTTTTCTCCTAATTTAGGATCTTTTCTATTTTTCTTTATAGCTTCTTTAACATGATCATATTCACCCGAAACAAACTTTTGTTTACGGGTTGATATAATTTTTTCTACTCGTTTTGGATTTTTAGGATCTCCAAAATAGTTTGGGTTTACTCGTGTTTGATGTCCACGTTTAAATTTTCCAAAATCTTTTGAATTATGATCATAAACTGTTTTTTCTCCACAACCACACCCACAAATTGGATGAATATTATTGTATTTTTCTTGAATTAATTTTTCCGCATTAGTCATAATATATGATAAAAAATGTCCGATAATAAATATCGGACATTCTTGTAAAATCGCGGAGTGGATGGTAGTACTTTCAAAAATTGAGGATGCAATAATCCATTCCTAAGTTAACAGTCAATTCTTGAGCTGCTGCTTCATCATCCCAACTGTAATCACCAAACTTAGCAGATTTAATAAATGCTCCTTTGATAATCCATTCTGAAACGATATCGCCTACAGGTCCTAAAACATTAACAGTTACGTCTTTCTTGTAAAAATCTGAGTAACCATCGCGGCCAGTAACAGATTCATGATGTAAACGTACCCATTCCATTACTGCCTGAGCGCCTGAAGGAGTGATAGGATCAAACAATGTCATTTCGATATCATCCCATACTGCTTTACCTTTGATTTTGCGGTAAACATTAATATGGTTTAATTTGATTTCATCCATTGTTACTCCTACAGCACCAATCTTTTTAATTGTATATGAAGGAATTCCATCAACATACATGATAAAGCGATTCTTTACCTTAGGTTCAAATGCTGTGAAAAATATTTCGTTTGGTGATATAATTGCCATTTTCTTTTATATTTTTATTTGTTATAAATATATACCTGTCTGATTTTTATGATGGGAATGAAGCGCCAGTTGGAGTAACGTTGAAATCTAAGTAAATAAATTCAGCGGTTTTAGTTGGTTGTAAGTATATTTGACCAACTAACTCGTTTCTGTCGATTACGTCAGGAGTATTGTTTGAATCGTCCATAATCACTTTAAACGCGTATAATCCTTGGCGTTGTTGAACGCTTGTTAAGTAAGGATTAACTTGGCCTAAGAATGAATTTCTCGTTGTAATTGAATTTTGCTCAAACACTAACGTATTTGCAATTTGAGAAATGTACGATTTAAGAGCAATTAATAAACGACGAACATTTACACGATCAAGAGCAGATGCTCTTAGTTGAAGTGTTTTCTGACCGTATACTACTACTCCTTGTCCTGGAAATGTTGCGATTGGATTTACTTTAGCAGAATACAAATCATTACGATTACCTTGTGATAATTTTTTCTCTGCTCTTACTACTGTACTCAATCCACCTCTGTTAATACCTGCGGGTGCGAACCAAGGTTCTGCTACTGAATCGTTGTAAGCATAAACACCTGCGATTGCTGTAGATGCTGGTACCCAAACGTATTCGCCTGTTGAAGGTTCAACTACTTGTACCCATGGCCAATACATAGCTCCATATGAAGTATCTCTAGTACCTGCGGCAGATGATGCTAATGAAACTGTAGAACCATAAGCTACTGGATCAATCACATAAATGAAATCACCACGGTTTTGAGCAGTTTGAATCAAATCACCAATAGGGCCGGCATAGTCTGTATTATATAATCCTGGGGTAAATAATATATTAAATTTGTAATCATCAGAATTTGAAAACAAATCAATCATATTATCATAATCAGATCCTTTTAATCCTTGAGTATTTGTGTTATTAATGTTGTTGTAGAAATTAACTCCACCCGGTATATTACCAATTGCTCCACCAAATGATCCTGAAGTATTTAACGGGATGGATGATGTATATTGTGGTTTGAAAATTCCTGCATTATCGAAGAAGTTAGGTGTTGTGTAATTTACAGCACTTACTCTTACATAATTTGATCTATTAGCAAATGAACCTTCAAATGAAATTTGTGCTGGTGTAGAAGTTGTATCTAATACTTCTTTAAAATCACCAATTACACGAGCAATATAGTTTGGTGAATTTGGATCTAATGTTAAGTTTGTCCAAGTTTCTAATACTGTTGGTTGCAATGCATTATCATTACCTCTTCTGATTAATAAATCAAATGTTCCAGAAGCTGATCTAGCATTTACAATCTGCCATCTAACATTATCTGCTGAGCCACTAGGTAAATTTCCACCTGCTGTTTCAGTACTAGTACTATTCATGATAATACCTTCAGAAAATGTTTCTAAAGTAAATGGAGAAGCAGATGTTCCTCCTGAAAGTGTTACTGTAGTACTTCCTGAAATGAACGTATATGAATTTCCTAGATATCCTAAAGTAGAATCAAATTTAATATTTGCAGCTGATGGAACACTAGATGTCATATACTGTAAAGCAGAATATAAAGACGCACTAGCATTAAAAGCTGTTACTACTGCAGTAGCTGTACTTGCTGCAGTTGAACCTGATGCTACATAAATTATATTACTAGTATTTGCAGGAACTGTACTTCCTGTTACTTGAATAGTAATACCTCTTACACTTAAAGATGAAGAACCGGCTGTTGATGATTCATTATATAAATAAGCAAAATCAGCATTTGCAGAGGCAGTTGTGAGAGTTATATTATTGGGTGCTCCAGAAGATGTTGCTGGGGAATATGAAGTTCCTGATCCTGATACTACTCTAGCTACCAATAATGATTGACCTCCATTAGCAAAATAATTATATGCTGTAATAGAGGTAAAATAAGTATAATTTTTACTATCATTAACACTCCCACTTGTTAAAGTAGTACCGAAAATGTTTTGGAATTGATTCCATGTAGTTACTACTGTTGGAATTTCTACTGGACCTTTAACGGTTGGCCCAATGATCGCTGCTCCTACAGTAACTGGTCTTTTAGATACAAAAGAAGAATCATTTTCTCTTGCTAAGACACCGGGTGATATTAGTACTTCTGCCATTGTTTTTTAGTTATTTTAATTTATTATAAATATGGCAAAACCTTTTAAAAATATTAGCTACTTATAAATTCCCCCTTTTCAAGGTTAATAGATCCGTCACCATATTTTTGTTGTAGGGTTTCACCTACCTTAATTTCCTCTTGACGTAGTTGTTTTAGTTCGGTCTTGAGTTGTTCTTTTTGTAATTCAAGATCTTGAAGTCTCATTTCTAAAACTCCAAACTGTTCAACTAGTTGGATGCGTTTGTCTTGAATTAATTTTAATGATTGGATTTCTTCTGGTGTTAAAACTTTTGTTGTCATAAATTTGATTTATTAAGCAAATGAACCTGATCTCCAGGCTGTTCCATTATAAATATATAAAAGATTTGTTGAAGGATTAAAATACATTGAACCTGTTTTAGGTGTTGTTGGATTTCCTGTGTTAGTTGGAATCATAATAGAACCTGATAAGTTAGCATCAGCATCTACTGTAAATCCATCTTTGCGTATTGTTGCATCCCCAATACCAACTACAAATTTAGATCCTGTGTTGTTTTGAGCATTATAAGTACCCACTACTGTTTGATAAGAACCAGATGCTATTGATCTAAATCCTCCAGCATGTGAATATGATCCTATTGCTTCAGTAAGTGATCCTTCAGCATGTGAAGCTTCTCCCATTGCTTTAGTATTATTTCCTTCAGCATGTGAAACATTTCCTATTGCTTGAGTTTGTTGTCCTTCAGCGTGTGAACCTTCTCCTAAAGCAAATCCACCTGCACGACTAGTACTTGCTATTCCTCCTTCAGCATGAGAATTTGAACCTGATGCTATTGACTTATATCCTTCAGCGTGTGAGTATTGGCCTGAGGATATTGTTAGATATCCTTCAGCATGTGATGCACCTCCTATTGCTTGAGTAGTTTCTCCTTCAGCGTGTGAGTAATCTCCTGATGCTTGAGTACTAGCGCCTTCAGCATGTGAATATTCTCCTAATGCTATAGTACTAGATCCTTCAGTGTGAGAATATTCTCCTGGAATTATTTGATTTCCTGTCCAATTTGATATTCCATATGTTAAATCTCCAACATATGCTGTTGTAGTTGTTACACTAGTATCATATAGTTCTACTATTGTGTTTGTAGAATCAAAGTATGATTGACTAATGGTGAAAGTAGCTCTATTGTAATTGTTATCAAAAAGTCTATCATATAAATACAATAAGCCGTCTGAAGCAAATTCTGAAGAAACATCACTGTATGATGAAGATAATGTAATAATACCTGATGTTATTGGTTCAGCATAATATGCGTTTTGTGTTCCTGTTTGAGTTCCAGATCCTTCAGCATGAGAGTATTGTCCTATTGCATAAGTACCAGATCCTTCAGCATGTGAAGTTTCTCCTATTGCTTGGGTAGTATTACCTTCAGCATGTGAAGCCTGTCCTATTGCTTGAGTATTAGATCCTTCAGCGTGTGAAAATAAACCAGATGCAGTTACTAGTTCTCCTTGTTGTAATGATCGACTTTGGTAAATAAAAGCAAAACTTGCAGTACCTGCAAATGTACCACCTGCATTATACTGAACTTGTGTATTCGAACCTCCTGGTGTTCCGCCTCCACCACCTCCAACAGCTGCTGAAGAGGTGTATGAAATTAAACCTGAAGCAGAATCATAAACTACTATATTAGTTAATAAAGGAGCTGATGGTAAATTACTTAATGATAAAGAAGATGTTCCACTTCCACTAATTATTATATTTTCTGTTACTAATCCCATTATTTTTTAGTTTTTTATTATGGTGTTATTGTTGTTCCTCCAGTATATATTGACCCATTCCATTTTTGGATTACTAAATTTGCACCTGAAGGTGCTATTCTCCAACTGCCATTTGAACCACTAGCTCCAAAGTATAAAGCACCATCTCCATTCGTATTTGCGGATCCTGATGCTATAGTTAAACTACCTGATGTTACAATACTACCTGAGTTTGATAAAATACCAGATGGAACATTTAATTTCATTTTTAATGCATTGGGTCCTCCTAAGACATAAGAACCACTATAATACCATTCAAATGCATTATTAGTCGCTGGTGTACCTAATATAGCAAATATTTGTTTTACTGGTCTATTTACATCACCTGTAATATCAGTAGGAGCCGTTATGAATATGCTACTTCCAGCATATGTTGGATTTGCAGTATAGCCTTTAGGAGCAGCTGCTATATATACAAGAGAACCAGACACACCTGAACCTCCAGCTACCACAAAACCGGTTTCTGCATTAGAACCATTAGTTCGGTTTTCAAAAGTTGGATAAAATCCTCCATTAAAAGTATTATGTACGTTAAATGATCCTGATATAATAGCTGATCCAGTTACCTGTAATGATCCTGTTATTTGTACTTGTGATCCTGATGCAAATATTAGGTTACTTCTATTTGATGGAGAAGTTCCATTTCCAAGTATAAAAGCAGACTGGGCTGAGCTAGATATATTATATTGGCCTTGTACATGTTGATAGGATCCAGAAGCTACCGTATTCCATCCTTCAGCATGTGAAGTAGTACCTGAAGCTGTTGTTAAATATCCTTCAGCATGTGATCGTTCTCCTATTGCTTGAGTAGCTTCTCCTTCAGCATGTGAATATTGTCCTGAAGCTGTGGTAAGATATCCTTCGGTATGAGCATATCGTCCTGAGGCTAAAGTACCTACTCCTTCAGCGTGTGAACCACTATTAGTAGCTACTGTTTCAACTCCTTCAGCATGAGAGTAATTCCCCGATGCTGTTGTTTGATATCCTTCAGCATGTGAATAGGATCCTGATGCTTGAGTATTTAATCCTTCAGTATGTGAAGCTTCTCCTATCGCTTGAGTAGATCTACCTTCAGCGTGTGTAAATTGGCCTGAAGCTGTGGTAAGATATCCTTCGGTATGAGCATATCGTCCTGAGGCTAAAGTACCTGCACCTTCAGCATGTGAGCCAGTGTTAGAGGCTATTGTTTCAACTCCCTCTGCGTGTGAATAATTTCCAGAGGCTGTTGTTTGCAATCCTTCAGCATGAGAAGCATCTGCAGATGATAGTGTACTCCATCCTTCAGCGTGACCATATTGTCCTATTATTGTTTGAGTTTGATAACCTTCAGTATGTGAATACTCACCTGAGGATGTTGTTAAATATCCTTCAGCGTGTGAATATGCTCCTGATGTATTTGTTTGGTAGCCTTCAGCATGCGAATATGAAGCTGATGCTTGTGTTGATCTTCCTTCAGCATGGGAATAAACACCTGAAGCAGTTGTTCGATATCCTTCAGCATGAGCTGCAGTATTAGTAGCTCTTGTTTCTCTACCTTCAGCATGTGAAGCGAGTCCAGAAGCTAGAGTTTGATATCCTTCAGCATGTGAATATTGATTTGAAGCTGTTGTAAAATATCCTTCAGCATGTGAGGCAGGACCTGATGCTAATGAACCAGATCCTTCAGCATGAGCCGCAGTATTAGTAGCTCTTGTATCTCTACCTTCAGCGTGAGATTCGGAACCTGATGCTATAGTAAGATATCCTTCAGCATGTGAGTTTGAACCTGTTGCTAATGTTTCTCTACCTTCAGCATGTGAATAAACTCCTGAAGCAGTTGTGAATATTCCTTCAGCATGTGAACTGGTATTAGAAGATAATGTTAAATATCCTTCAGCATGAGAATAAAGACCTGAAGAGGTTGTGAGCCATCCTTCAGCATGTGAACCAGTACCATTAGCAAGAGTTTGATATCCTTCAGCATGTGTATAATCACCTCTTGCTATTGTTTGATATCCTTCAGCATGGGTAGAAGAACCTGATGACACAGTAAACCATCCTTCAGCATGTGAATATTCACCAAATGCTATTGAATTTCTACCTTCAGCATGTGATCTTTGTCCTAATGCTTTAGTTTGAAATCCTTCAGCATGTGATGATTCTCCAGAGGCGGTTGTTTGTCGTCCTTCAGCATGTGAATATTCACCAAATGTAGTAGGTTGAGTTGGGTCACCTGTAATAGTAAAATATCCTTCAGCGTGTGAATTATCTCCTATTGCTTTAGCTCCATATCCTTCAGCATGAGAAAAATTGCCTGAAGTAAATGTATTTCTTCCTTCTGCATGAGACTCAATACCTGAAGCTGTTACTCTAGATCCTTCAGCATGAGAATAATTAGCAACTGCCCATGTTTGAGATCCTTCAGCGTGAGAATATAAACCATCAGCTTTTGTTCTATCTCCTTCAGCGTGTGAGTATGAACCGGATGCTATTGTTCTATCTCCTTCAGCATGAGACCAATTTCCAGAGGATGTTGTTAATTTTCCTTGAGCATGAGAAAATGTACCTGATGCTGAAACTGTTTCTCCTTGTTGAAAACCATTATTTGTATATTTGTATGAAAAATTTTCAGATCCACTAAATTCAGATCCACTATTGAATTGAATGTGTGTGTCTGATCCCCCAATGGATCCAGTAATAAAAATTTCACTTCCATTGTAGTTTATAGCTTCAATTCTAGGGCCTTTTTTTATGTTTACATAAGAGGCAGTAGTAGCAAATGAACTACTTAATGCATAGCTTGCACTTAAAGCATAGCTTGCTGATGTAGCGTATGAACTACTTAATGCATATGAACTACTTAATACATAAGATGCACTTATAGCTTGTGATGAGGAATATGCCCAAGAAGAGGTACCTATTAAGGTAAAACCTGGATCCATAGTTATATTACCTACCATTAAGCCTCCAGACAACTGAAGATATCTAGCATCTGCTGCTGTTTGATCTAATGGGGTAATTTCAAACCATTGTTGAGATCCTGAGCTCCATATAAATGTATCACCATTATTTCCAGGTGTACTATCACCCGATACAATCCATACTAAACCATCCGATAATGAAGCTGTTACTGCTCCTGAACTACTTATTACTAATGAAGCTGAGGTACCAGTTACGGTTGCGGATAGTCCTGTTGATATATTACCCGTAATTGCGTCTGGGGAATTTCCATTTACTGTTCTAACAGATGCAGTTAAGGACATTCCATTTACTGTTATTCCTAATCCATTTAAGGTAACATATGAAGCGGTTCCATTTAGATTACCTAAAAAAGATCCAGTTGCCATTAGATTAGTTCCATCAAATGTTAATTGAGGTACTCCTTCAAAAGCACTAGCACTATTGTATTGAATTTCACCTGGATTTCCTCCTGGGATTCCTGATCCTCCTGACCCTGTATCAATTAAGATAGGAAACTGTGTTCCATCTCCTTTTGTAAATGTAATTTCATTTGAATTAACTGAGGCTGTTATAAGGAAACTTCCAGTTGGTGGTGCAGATCCAGTATCAACAGTAATTAGGAATGTGTCTCCATTTCCTTTTGTAAATGTAATTTCATTTGAATTAACTGATGCCGTAATTAAAGCATTTGGAGTAAAAGAAGCAGTTGATGCTGTTCCATTTAAAGATCCACTAAATGAACCTGTAAATTGTGTATCTCCATTTCCTGAACCACTAACGCTCCCATATATAGAATTAACTGGGCCTCTAATAGCATTTATGATATCTCGGGCTTGTAGGCCTGAGTCTAGATCATTTAAAAAAGGTATAGTACTCATTTTTTATTATAAATATTAAGTATTTTTAATATCGTTTATGTTATTTATCACTTGTTCACTTACCCTTATTTTAACCACATCTTGTAATTTTTTCAATGCTGTCACATCTTTTTGTAATATATCGGGGATAATATATCCATTCATTTTAATACTGAATGTACTACTTACTGTTCTTTCTTCTTTATCTGCTAATTCTGTTTTAATATTAAACGAATCAATCATCGCTCTAAACTGAAAACGAGAGGGATCGCCCCAATATGAATCAGAAGCGTATTCAATTGCTTCAATGATTTTATTGAGCTGATCCATGTAATAAGTATTGATGGTACATGTATAAGTTACTGTAATATAGTCAGGAACTACAACTGCGTAGTATTGTTTTTGAGGTACAACATTATTTAATGCATTAAAATTGTCATATGCATTTTTAGGGCTATAACTTTTTCCTTGTATTGAAACATTGTTTGGATTGTTTGCATCTAATTTATTAGCAATTGTCCTTACTTTATCAATACTGTCTCTTTTGAACATGATGATTGGCATCATAATTCTACCTTGAGCGTCTCTAAAGTATCCAAATTTTTGAAATGAAGCCCATTTTTCTGGTGAACCATAAATTATTGGAACTTCAATTCTTGTTCCGTTTTGTATTACAAATGGTTTAATTACATTTTGAAAATAATACATTATAGATTCATCAATATCTTGAATACCAATTGAGAATGGTTTTGTAGAATCTCCTGTAAAAGAAACTTGATTTCCTCTATTAACACCATTAGCGCTATTAGGATTTCCCATCTCAGTATCGAACGCTTTATGCTGTTCGGTACTAAGTTCTCTTTGTGTTTTAGGGATTGGAGTTCTACTATTCTTAGCCATTATAAAAGTCTAGTTCTTTGTATGTTAACTCTATCGGCAGGCACGTAATGACAATCACACGATACACCAACATTATAACCAAAATTCTCTAATCCCGGGTTTAGTGGATTTGGAGAGTTTGGATAATCAGGATCTTTACCTACAAAATATTGTGTTGCTCTTGCATTATCTACTTCCCAGTAACTTTCTTGATATAATATAATATCTCCTACTTCAGGAACCAAATTTGCATCAACTAAATCATCTCTTAAGAATGCAAATGAAATAGGCCAATCGAAATTTACACCTAAATCACTTGTAGGATTTGAAGTAAATTCAAGAGTAATTAATGCATTTAATAGAACTGGTCCATCAAAGAATTTACCACCAGATGCTTCACCATACATGTTAATAGATGTTTCTTTTAACTTGTATTTGTAGAAGGCGCATTGTTGGGTTATTATATCCCCCATCAACTCTCTATTCATTCTTCTTAGGAATGAAACATCTCTTGAAGATCCAAATAGTGCCATCTTATCCTATGAATATTACCATTGGTGACTTTGAGAGTTCGCTCATTGCTGAATCGCTTTCTGCTTGTTTTCTTGCTAATAATGCTTGACGGGATGTTTCATCAAAATATACTCTTAATCTATCAAGTAATGCTGTTTTATCTGTAGTAGCAGATGCTAATAAATCAGCTTGATTTAATGTAATTTCTTTATTTGGAATAGGAACCTGAGTATATTTTCCACGAACATATCCTAACATTTCTTTACATAAAGCTAGTGTATATTCAAATATCCATTGTCTTCCTATTGAATTAATTTGGGAATATATTGGATTAGTGAAATTAGCATTTGATGCATTTGTTACTTGACCTGGTGTTTGTCCAATAACACTATTGTTTCTTTCCTCAATGCTAATATATTGGAACCAAATATGGTCTTCATTATGGTCAGGTATAGGAAATATTCTTAACTTATTGTTTATTAATTCAAATGAATATCCTGCTAATGAAATTTCATTTTGCATTTCAACTGCTTGAGCGGATTGCAACAATAGACTTGTTGGATACATTAAGAATCCTGTTGATCCAAATAATCCATAAGCACCAACTGCTGGAACTCCACCTAAACCTGAGAATACACTTAAATTATATACTTGATTAACTGCTGGAGGTGGCTGCCAAAATATTCTTTTGATTTCCATTCCACCAGTTACATTGTTTTCTATAGCCCATAGATTAAAATCATAATCTTGGACTGATGCTGTAGTTTTAAATGAACCACTATACCAAGTAATATTTCCTCCTACTCCTGCTTCAGAACCATATTGTTGAGATAGTCTAATTACTCCAGCCATTGAAGGCGTAGCAACAGCATGGTTCATGTTTGAAGAAGTAGAAGCACCAATTACATTTAATAAATTATCTCTTAATTGAAAAGCATATAATTCATTTCCGTATGTAGTAACGGCTTCTTCAAATGCCGCATAAAAATTTAAATCCTGCAATTCAACATCCATAATTGGATATCCTAATCGTCTAGCGCAAAAAGTTGTTACTTTATCTGCATCCGTTTGAAATTGCGGATCAAAATCATAAAATCCAAATGGAGTTTCTCCTGGAAAAAATGATGAGCTACCTGGGTATATAGGAATATTCATTGGAAAGTCAATTTATTATAAATATTGACTTTTTTAATTTAATTCACAAATGTATAAGCTGATGTTCCTGGTCTTGTTCCTATATTCCAATTTAAAGTTCTAGTTAGAACTCCACCAAATGTCCAAATAGTTTGTCCATTATTTTGTGAAGAATCTATATCAGTACCACTAACATATATCATATTTTGTGTTGCTCCTAGATTTAATGTTAGTATTGCCTTTGTACTATTTACTAATGATGCTCTTATAAGTGGTCTACCTGCTGCTGTTCCTCCTGTAAAATTAATAGCTGATCTTACAGTATATGTAATTCCGGATGTTAATGATAAAGTTCCTCCTGCAAATGTATTTACGAGAGAATTAGTTGACCATCCTGAGGATCCTACCCAATTTATAACTTGACTCGACACACTATGTAAACTAAACATTATTCCATTTACTGTGAATTCAGCATTATTGGTTATAACTGCGTTGGTACCGCTGGTTGTATCTACGGTAAGATTATTAAATGCAGGCATACCTGAAAGACTTAGTGTCATTGTCCTTGCTATTCGGAAGGTGCCATTAAAATTTGGTATGCCTGAAGTATATGTAAGAGAGCCACCGTTCATACCAGTATTAGTAATTGTTGGATTTCCTACTATTGTGATATTACAATTATAGTTAGTTACACTATCATTCCAAGTTCCTGCACTATATGTAACTCCCAAGTGAGTAGTCCCGCTCCTAATAAAAATATTTCCTCCTTGACATCCAGCGGAAGCGGCTCTTATATTACCAACATTTACATTAAATGCTCCTGAGAATGTTGCAGATTGAACATAAAATTCACCTCTGCAATTTATATCCGAAAGCAATGTGATGACCATACTATTACTTAATACTGACATTGAATTAAATGACATACCAGGAACATCTAATGATACTGCTAATCTAGATATATTAAATACCCCTGCAAGATGATTAAACGCTCCATTTGTATATTTTAGTGTAGCTCCACCAAAAGTAAAATTACCAAGCATATTAAAAGTACCTGCTCCATTAAATTCTAATGAATTGCTAGATATATTAACTCCAGAATTAGCAGTTTTAGTTGTTCCAATTGGTGGTGCTATTATTACATCTGATGTCCCTATTATACCTGATGTTGAAAATTGTAAATTTCCCTTTAATGTTAGAGTAAATCCATTAAATGTTACTGTTGCTCCTGACCCAGTACCATGGGTAAATGTTCCTTCTACAGTAAATGCAGCAGCTAGTGTGACTGTAAATTGAACACCAATATTTGATGGTGTAACACTAAAATTCCCAGTCCAAATCTTACTATTTGGTGTAAGTGTGGATGCTGCTGTTATATTTAAAGCACCAGCGCCCGCAATGCCCATACTAGCTCCTAATGTAACGTTACCTGCTACAGAAACATTAAATGTGAAGGTAATTGTGTTTGCATAGTTTGTAAAGTCTATTGATTTGCATACTCTATTTGAAGTATTGACTGTACAATCTCTTGAGTTTGCATCAAATGTAACATCATCTGCAACTAATGGAACTGCGTTTTCTAGCCAATTAGTTGTGGTTCCCCAATTTGCATTAGGAGCAGTAACTGCACTAAAAACAATAGGATCTGTTCCTGCTCCTGAAGTCCTAACTAAATTACCAGATGCAGATGGCGCGCCAGTTCCAAAACAATATAAAACTGTTCCTCCTGCGATAGCATCGGTGACAGTGAATGTTTGACCATTGTTAGTATAGGTATCTCCGGCTGCGGCAGTAGCGGCGGTTACTGTGAATCTATAAGTGTTACCTCTCCAAGTTCTAGCTGCCATATCTTAACAAACGTATGTATAGGCAGTAGTTGCAGGGGCACTACCTGTACCCCAGTTAGTTGTTCCAGTTAATGTTCCTCCAAATGACCAAATTGTTGCTCCTTGAGAACTATCAATACGAGTTCCATTTACATAAACTAATGATTGTTGTGCTCCATTATCTAATGTCCAAATTGATTGAGTAGTTGCATTATTTGAAATCATTGTAATTCGTTGAGCATTTGTACCTAATAAACTTGCAGTAGATGTTGTTCTATATGAAGCACCCGATGAACTATTGGCTAATGTAATTGTTGTATTTGATATAGAGCAAGTAAGTGTACTACAAGTCCATCCATGAGTTCCTGCGAATGTAGCATTTCCTAATAATGATAATGTTCCTAGTATAGGTGTAGTATTATTATTTATATTTAATGTTACACCATTTGAAACAGTCATGTTAAAAAACTGACTAACACTAGAATTATTAATAGTTAGTGGAGTACCACTTAAAGTAAATGTATTTGAATTAGCAGAAAAATTAACTATAGTATTTAAATTTAATACTGCATTAGCAACTCCATATGTTATAGCTGCTGCTGCTGTTACAATAGCTCCACTAGATTTATTTACATTGATATTATTTCTATATGCTCCAGCTCCCCAAGTAGCAGCACTACTGCCTGAAAATTCAAGAGTACTTGTTCCAGTTGGAGTAATACCTACAGCTGTTGATAAATTACCTTCAAATAATATTTTTGACCCATTAACAGTTGATAAGGAACTAAAAGCTGCTGCAAAAGAAAGATTACCTAAACACGTTGTTTCTGAATTAATAGTAGCACTATCAGTTATTATAATAGCACTATATTGTGGATTACTTCCTCCTATTGACGATCTATTAGTATCTATAGTTGGACCATTACTTAAACTTAATGTAGTTCCAACATAAGCAGATGCAACAGAAGTTCCAACTAAATTAAAAGTTAATGAATTTCCTAATACTATATGGAATGCACCTGAAATTAAAGCTGAACCAATTACATATCCTGTTGGATTAGATGTATTTATATTTACAACACAAGGAGTTGCAGCATTTCCTCTTATTGATCTAGGAGCAAAAGTTCCTTGACCTGTTAAATTTAATATAATATTATTTAAAAATAATGATTGAAATACTGTATTTGTAGCAATAAAACTACCTTGAACTGTTACAGTTTTAACTGTAGTAGATGTTATAAAACTACTACCAGATCCATTAAAATAAGATAAATTATTACTAATATTCCAATTAGATATAAGTGTAACAGTAACACTACTAGCATTAGATATAAGTATATTATACCAAGTAACAGCACTTGAATCTAAAGTGCTAGATAACTCTATTGTAACAAGATATAAATTTGGTGTTAAAAATGAACCTGAGGCAAATGTTATAATTCCGCTAATTGATATATTACTACCTATTATTAAAGTACTTCCAGTTGGAACAGTAAAACCTGTCCTTAAAGTATTTGTACCTGATAATGTTACTGTACCTGTAAATGTCATAGGGACAATTCCATCTAATCTCTGATTTACAATAATAGAAGTTGTTATAACTAATGATGTTCCTGTTAAATTTGGTATTCCAACACCTGAAATTAATAAATTTTTAACTGTAGGTGTTGCACCACTTATAGCGACATTTGTACTATTAAATGGTCTAGCAATAGTTAAATTTGGTATTGTTATTCCTGCAAATGTTATTGTAGTGGTAGCTACGTTTCCACTAATACTTATTATACCAGTAGTGGTTTGATTATATGTCATCCCAGAACCTAAAGTAATTGCAGTTCCTGTAACACTTAATGTTACTCCATTATTAATTGTGAATGTATTTGTATACCCTGTAAAATTTATAGTTAAGCATGTTCTATTACTATCTACAGTTAATGGACCAGATGTGGCATTTGCTACAATGTCATCACCAACGGCAGGTAATGCAGCACCTACCCAAGTAGTAATACTACTCCAATTTCCCCCTAATGCAGATACAGTAACTGTAGCCATTATTCAATAGGCTTTTCTTCTCCAATAACAATAGTTTCAACCAATGTAGCAATAGTTGTAGCTGCTTCTATCCTAGCTACTTCAGAAGATGCTCTATTAATAATATTTTGAGTTATTTCTTCTTCTGTCTTAGGCATAAAGTGAGCCACTTCAGTGGTAACAATAGTACCATCAAAGTTATATTCAACAGTGGTAAATAGTGTTTCATCAATTTGTCTTGTAGAAAGTATCTTATATGTCATGACTTAATTGTATTTATAATTAAATTTAATCTTGTTATTGTAGTTGCACTATTTAAAGTGAATCCATATACATCACCTGCTGAAATTGAAGATGTCCATCCTGTTAAAATAGATGAAGATGCTTTTTGGGCAGCAGACATAGTAATTGGAGCTGAGCCTGTGATTGATAATTGAGTTGGGAATGTAGCAAATGTTGATTTTCTTACATCTATATTACATGCTCCTGCTTGATCAGCCATTATTTCCCAATCTGTAATAGTTCCGTTGTATGGGACTGTAATATAGCCTTTTTGACCTACAGTTATTACACCACCATTTCCATCAATGGTAACTCCAAAGCTTCCACTTTTTAAATTAGAAACATCTGTTGGACTTCCACCACCTCCAATTGCTGAAGATGCTGTAAAAAATATTTCACCTGAGGATGTATTATATGTTAGAATATGGCCTGAGCCTCCTCCTTGAGTTGAACCAGTTATGAATACTGAGCCTGTGAATTTACTAATTCCAATAGATTCAAAACTTCCTGAAAATGATAATGTATCAAAATCAAAATCTACAGTTGTTCCACTTAAATCAAGCACTGATCCTGAATTAACACTAGGGGAACCAGATATTATTAATGAGCTTGATATTAGTGTTAGTGTACCAATCGATGAGGTAGAATTAGATACTATTACAGTTTCGATACTTTGTCCTGCACTACCTGATTTTTGAATATACATTTTTCCATCAGGTACATTTATAGCAATTTCACCTACACCCAAAGAAGATGTAGTTGGAATACTACCAGTAGTATTACTACGTAAATGTATAATTTTATTTGACATTTATATTATTGAGAATGGTGATGGTTTTGGTTGATATTCTATTAATGGTAAATCTTTAACCCATAAAAACTGTGGATTATCACACAATATAATTTCTTCAATTGAGATAACCCAATTATCTTGAAAATCTTGTATTGGGTTAAAATATGAATCAGTAGTGTATTGTTGGCCTACTAATTCGTTTTTTTGTTGTTCTGTTAAAAGTCCTACTTGTATCATACTTGTCTACCTAAAGTTGTTTGAAATGCTTGAACTGCCGTGTAGAGTGCTGCTGCTTCGCCATCAGTCAAGCCAGTTCCAATGGTTGCGAAGGCGCATTGTCTATTAGAATATCTACTTATAAGCACAGCACTTTGTTTCCATGCTCCAATTGTAATAGTATTTGTTGGTATTGATGTGCTTAATATTCCACTATTTAATACCAATGATGAGTTTTTATAAAGTTTGTTTATGTTGTTTGCTGTTCTTGAAACTAAATAATAACCCAAAGAATTTAGATTTGCAGTAGATGCATCAGCAGTTTGATTTAGATGACCATAAAACCTGTCAAGGTATCTTGCAAATATAATTGAGTTTGGAGTTGTGTTAGTTGCATTTCCTATATCATTAAATAACCCTGTTGAATTTGTTCGAGAATAAAATGATATACTTGCTGAATTAAGTTGCGTGTGAAGGCAAAAGGTTTCCGCATAAGCATTAGTTCCATTAGGCAAAGCTCCATTTGCTGAATGTGTCCATCCACCAACAAAACTTAGCCTAAATGCTGCATCAGTATCAGCAGGATTTTTTAGGTTGAATTTATGCGTAGTTGCAGTACCTCCAACAAAAGGGTAAATAGCATTCATCTTTGTCCATATGTTATTTGATTTTAAATCTAAAACTAAAGTATTTATTGCGGATTGTTGGGTAGGATCTGTTATACCTGCTGCTGTTATGAATGCTTGGGCATCAGGATCATTTGAACTGGGTTGGCTTAACCATATTCTAACTCGTCCATTAGTACCTAAACTATTTGTTAATCTAACTCGTCCATTACCACCAGCATTATTTGTTAATCTTAATCCCATTTTTTAAATCTTATATTTACAAATATTAATAAAAACCTCCATCAATGTAAGATGCAGTTAAAGCATAAGATGAACTTAAAGCATAACTTGCACTTAATATACTACTTGAACCATATGGTCCATAAACATTTGATGCTGTTACAAAAGATGCTGTTAAAGTATTATTTGCCCAAGAAGCAGTACCAATTAAATTTCCTGTAAATGAGCCGCTAAATGATCCAGTGTTTGAAAGGAATGTATCTATTCTATTTGCTGTTAGAATTAACGATGGGGTTCTTGGATGTACTGGATTTGTACCTGCTGCTATTGTTTCTAATGTAATTACACCACCCGTTTCAGCATGCCATAGTAATTCAATAAAATCTTCAGCTGCTAATTGTAGAAAAAAATTCCAAGCTGCTATAGTTTCTCCAGGATTTCCTCCTTTAGCTTTTGGAACAGATATAAAACTGTTAGAATCAACTATATCATTAGCAGAAGAAATATTATTTTTTCTTATCCAAACAGCCACATGCTGTTCATCGCTGGTATCAGTATTTCTAAACTGAGCTGAAAATTGAAAATCGTATACTCCAGCATTAGTAACATATACTCGTGTTCTGCTTGAACCACTAACATAAACACCATTTGAGATATCTGTTGTACTCAAAGACATTGAGTATATAGTAGTAGCTGATACTGCGGTTTGGGAACCTGTATGATAAAAACTACCATATGAACCAGTAGCTGTATTGTATGTTCCACCACCACCAGTATTCGTAATTGTTACAACTCCTGTTTCTTGATCAACATCAATCCCACTACCTGCTTTTATTTGAGTTACTCCACCATTTAAAGCATATGAAGCTGTAGTTGAATATGAACTACTTAAAGCATAACTTGATGATAGTGCATATGAACTACTTAGACTATATGAAGAGCTATCTGCATGAGATGAACTTAGTGCATAACTACTTGATAAACTGTAAGATGATGATAGGGCATATGAACTTGATTCAGCATGAGAACTACTTAATGAATAAGAAGCACTTAAAGCATAAGATGAACTAAAAGCATAACTTGCACTTGTAGCGTATGAAGATGAAATTGCTTGTGATGATGAGTAAGCCCAAGAAGCAGTACCATAAAAACTACCAGTAAATGAACCCGTAAAACTACCTGAATTATATGAGCTGGTAAATGTATTAAATGAGGATGTAGTTACAAATGAACTAGTGTCTATTGTAGTTCCTCCACCAAATGCAGAGGATGCAGTATAGTATAATTGACCACTAGCTGTGTCAATTGTTAGAACATTTAATTGATTTGCTGTTGTAATTGATGGAAATAAAATACTTCCTGTGGAAACCAATGATCCACTAATATTGATAGTACTAGTACCTTTATCAAATGTAAAAGTACCGCTACCACTAGTAGCAGTACCATCTCTAAATTGAACTGATTGATCGGGACCAGCAGGAGCAGCTACTGCTGTAACTGTAAACAGTGAACCTGTTCCATCATATATATCTGTACCATCGGTTTGTAAGACTCGCTGATACGTGTTTTCAATATTTTCGTTTGTAAAATCTAATGGTCCTGACATAACAGCTATAATATAACAAAGATTTTACTAAAATCAAAGTTTATTTAACAAACCTTCAACAATCTGGTTTTTAGTAGATTCTGTTAATTCAACTTTTTGTGAATTAAGATATGTTGAAATGATTGAATTTGCTTTGGTTTTCTTAAATACAATGTTATCTATGCTTATGTCTTCTCTTAATAATAATCTCATTAAATTAACAACGTGTTCTTTAATGACCTTGCTAATATCGGGCGTAGATTCAGTTGGAGCAACGGTTGTAACAATGGATTCTGTGTTTTTCACATCCGTCACGGATACTTTAGGAGCGCTTTCTATAATCAAATCTGCGTCCTGTGATTTTACTTCAACAACTACTTTTTTAGATGCATCTACTGAAAATTCTGATTTCCAAGGAATGAAATATGTGTCGTCTGCTATAACTTCTAATTTGATTTCTCCCTTCATGCTTTCAGGTAAAATACCTTTTAGACGTTTGATTGGGATTTTACAATTACCATGTTCATCAATTCTACCATTAAATAGTAAATTTAAATCTTCCGATTCTATGATTAAACGGGCTTTAGAATTTGAAAGTGAAGCGCCATCAATTTTGACTTTACATTCAAATATTTCGGTTTTATCCGTATATAATTTATACATTATAGATCAATTTTAACATTTATTCCTAGTACTTCTTTAATTACCATTTCAACATCTTGAGCAGTTATTTTCATATCTTTTACTTCTTTAGTTTGTTTCGTTTCATCGTATCCATTTACTTTACACCAAAGAGTAATAAACTGTTTTTTCTTTTTTTTATCTTTTAGAACTTCGGTTGCTCCACCATTTATTCCACCAGATATTATTTCAATTAATAAGGCAACATCATTCCAAGTAAACGGATTTTTACTTTGGTTTGGAAATGGGTTTGTATTCCAAGCAAAATTCGCACTTCCCCATCTAAAGGGAACTCTAGTTACCATATGTTATAAATATATAAAAACTTTGGAAATATCCCAAATTATGTTAATATAAAAAAGGGTTTGCCGAATGGCAAACCCAATTAAAGTATTTAGTTTTTGAAGGATTAGTTAGTTGGAGAAAACGTTTTCCAAGCTATACCATTATAAATAGATAACACATTTGTAGTAGGATTAAAATACATAGATCCAGTTTTTGGACTATCTGGATTTGTAGTATTAGTTGGGATCATAACAGAACCTCGTAAAGAAGTATCAGCATCTACTGTGAATCCGTCTTTGCGAGTATTTTCATCATCTCCAATACCAATAACGAACTTAGAATTGGTATTGTTATTAAGGTTATATGAACCAAATACTGTTTGAACATTAGCTGATGCTATAGTATACCATCCTCCAGCATGTGACCAATTTCCTAAAGCTATAGTTGAAAGTCCTTCAGCATGAGAAAATGAACCTGAGGCTATTGTGCCATAGCCTTCAGCATGTGAATATGCTCCGGATGCGTAGGTAAGAATTCCTTCAGCATGTGAATAGTCTCCTGATGCAGTTGTGACACTTCCTTCAGCATGTGAGTAATTTCCTAATGCCCATGTTCTATCTCCTTCAGCATGTGAAGCAATACCTGATGCTAATGAACTAGATCCTTCAGTATGTGAAGCTTCTCCTATTGCTTTAGTTTGAAATCCTTCAGCGTGTGAATAAAGTGCTGAGGCTGATGTAAGGTAGCCTTCAGCGTGTGAATATAAACTAACAGCTATTGTTTCTCTTCCTTCAGCATGTGAACCATTTCCTATTACTTGAGTTTGAAAACCTTCAGCATGTGAAAATTGCCCTATTGCTACTGTTTGATTACCTTCGGCATGTGAAGCATATCCTGATGCTTGAGTAGTAAATCCTTCAGCGTGTGAATATTCTCCTATTGCTTCAGAACTATTTCCTTCAGCATGCGAATGTGAGCCTGATGATATTGTGTCAAATCCTTCAGCATGTGAAGCGTATCCTATTGCTTGAGTACCTTCTCCTTCAGCGTGTGAGAAATTTCCTATTGCTTGAGTAGTTTGTCCTTCAGCGTGTGAATAAAAACCTGAAGCGGCAATATTTGCTCCTTGTTCTAAGGATTGACTTTCATAAATATATTTAAAATACTGTGAACCATCAAAATTATTACCT